AGCATCGCCGGCAAGCCGAAGGTTGATGTGGATGCGTGGCTTGGTACGGCAGCGGCAACGCCTACCACGGCAGGTGTGCCGGAGGTTGACGTTACCCATTGGATAGGTACAGCTTGCGCTACGCCTACCGTTGCTGGCGTCCCCGAAGTTGACCTCACCCACGTAGCCGGTGCGACCACAAACGTAGCCGCACTGGCGACGAATGTTGACGCTATCCTGACCGACACGGCGGACATGCAGCCGAAGCTTGGCACACCAGCCGGCCTGAGTATCAGTGCTGATATCGCGACTGTCGCCGGCTATGTCGATACCGAAGTCGCCGCCATTCTGGCTGCGGTTGACACCGAAGTCGCCGCGATCAAGGCCAAGACCGACAATCTGCCAGCCGCCCCGGCCGCGACTGGTGACATCCCGAGCGCCGCGACTGTCGCCGCAGCGGTGTGGGATGAATCCATCGCGACCCACCAGACCGTTAATTCCACTGGGCGCGCGCTCACGCTCGCGGGTACGCCGATCGCGGAGACTACCGCCGCCGGGACGCCGACTACGACTACGGTCCAGCTCACCGCCGGCTCGGCGGTAGACAACTTCTACAATGATCTTACCATCCTGCCGGTTAGCGGCGCGCTGGCGGGGCAGGCTCGTATCGTTACGGGCTACGCTGGCGCGACCAAAATCGTTACAGTCGACGAAGCCTGGACTTCCGCGCTGGCTGCGGGGGATGCTGTGGCGATCCGTCCGGTGCATAGCCACAGTAAGTCGCAGATTCAAGCGCTCGTACTGTCGGACGCGACCCCTTTCGCGGGCGCGAACATCGCGGCCATCCTCACGGATACCGCTGAGATAGGTGCAGCCGGCGCCGGCCTGACCAACATCAACCTGCCCGATCAGACGATGAACATTACAGGCAACATCACCGGGAACCTGTCCGGCTCTGTCGGCTCCGTGACCGGGGCTGTTGGCTCAGTGACCGGCAGCGTAGGCGGCAACGTCGTGGGCTCAGTCGGGTCAGTCACAGCCGGGGTATCGGTAGCGGCGGGCGGTATCGGTTCGGGCGCCCATGCCGCGGCCGAGCTCAACAATATCGCCGATGCGATGCTGGATAGGAACATGGCCACTGGCACGGATAGCGGCACAGACTCGACATCAGTACGCACACCGCGGCAGGCACTGCGCGCGCTGCGCAATAAGGTCTCTATCGCGGCCGGGGTTGCTACTGTCAAGAAAGAGGACGACACTACCACGAGTTGGACGGCCGCCATCGCGACGACGGCTGGCGATCCGATCAGCTCCAGCGATCCTACTTAAAGAGGGAAACATGCTCAAATTCGTACAGTGGCTTCTCAAGCTTGGCGGTGGCGTACTTATCGCCGTGCCATACATCCCTGCCGACGTGATCGAGTCGGCACGGATGTTCGTGTCGCAAGCCGACAACATGCCGGCGCCTTCAGGTGAGTTCAAGCGTGCTCAGGTTTTGCGCGCCTTGATGAACCGACATCCAGACACGCGCGAGAGCACCTGCGCGCTTGCTATCGAGTTGGTGCTATGTGGCGCGGTGTAATGTCCATGTGGGTGTGGACTGATGACGCGAGTGCCCCGCCTGAAGAGACGCCGCGCTTGCTGGCACTGGTCGGTGTGGGGAGCTAATGGACCTTCGCGAACTGGTTACAACTTTGGCAGCCATGCCAAAGGACAAGCAAGACGAAGTCTACAAGGAAGCGTTCGAAGCCACCAAACATCTAGTCTGGGTGCCAAATCCGGGGCCTCAGACTGATGCGTATTTCTGTGAGGCGGACGAAGTCTTCTACGGCGGGCAAGCCGGGGGCGGGAAGACGGACCTATCGCTTGGTCTCGCACTCACACAGCACCGCCGCTCGCTTGTCCTACGCCGCACCAACAAAGAAGCTACCGGCCTGGCAGAACGCATGGAAGGCATTCTTGGTACACGCGACGGCTTCAATTCGCAGACCGGCATGTGGCGGCGCCCAGGCCGCGCGATCGAGTTGGGAGGCTGTCAGAACGAAGAAGACAAGCAGAAATACAAGGGCATTCCGCATGATCTAATTTGCTTTGATGAAGTAAGCGACTTCACGGAATCGCAGTATACGTTCATCATCGGCTGGAACCGCTCAGCAGTAAAAGGGCAACGATGCCGGATCATGGCCACTGGCAACCCACCCACGCGCCCAGAAGGATTATGGGTCGTGAAACGCTGGGCTGCGTGGCTCGATCCTACACACCACAACCCGGCGATACCCGGTGAACTGCGCTGGTACACCACGGGCGAAGATGGAAGTGAGATTGAGGTGGACGGGCCAGGCCCGCATCTTGTCGGTGGTGAAGAAGTCATCGCCCGTTCGCGCACCTTCATCCCGGCGAAGCTATCCGACAATCCTGATCTTGCGGTGACCAACTACTCCGCAGTGCTGGCCGGCATGCCTGAGCGCGAACGCCGCGCGTACCGCGACGGCGACTTCGGCGCCGGGCTCAAGGACGAGCTAAACCAGGTGATTCCTACCGAATGGATTCGTGCGGCACAAGCACGTTGGAAGCCGCGGCCCCCAGTCGGCGTGCCGATGTGCGGCATAGGGGTGGATGTGGCCCAGGGCGGCGACGATCAGACTGTCATCGCACCGCGGTACGATGGTTGGTTCGACACGCTCGATGTAACACCTGGCAAAGAAACGCCGGACGGGCAAGCCGTAGCCGGGAAAGTCGTGGCCAAGAGGCGGGACGGTGCTGAGGTCGCAGTGGACGTGGGTGGTGGCTGGGGAGCGGATGCGCACGGACACCTGCGCGCGAACGATGTGAACTCCAAGGCATATATGGGCGTGAAGAAGTCTGTCCGCCGCTCTGCAGACCGGCAATTCGCTTTCTACAATGTGCGGGCCGAGGTGTACTGGAGGTTCCGTGAAGCGCTTGATCCGTCTCAGCCGCAGGGCTCTTGCATCGCCCTCCCCCCAGACCCTGAACTGGTGGCGGACTTGTGCGCCCCTACCTACGAAATCGTCCGTCCCGATGTCCTCAAGATCGAAGCCAAAGATGACGTTACGAAACGCATTGGGCGCTCGCCGGACAAGGGTGACGCGGTCGTTATGGCTTGGTGGGTTGGGGAGAAGCAAGTGAACCAGAAGGGCGGCTGGAACGGCGCGCGTACACCGCCGAAAGTCGTGATGGGCCACCAAGCCGCAAGGCGCAGATGATACAGATTGAGCGGACTACCGACTATGCGTTTATTCGGGCATGCGCCACTGATCCGCTTACTCGTCCTTGGTTGGTAGATGACCTACACGCCGATGTCCCGGATAGTCCAGATATCCCGTTCGATAGCGCGCTTTGGTTACAGGTGCTGGACAATGGCGAGCGCAAGGGTGTATTCGCGGTCCATGAATTTCGCAGTGTGTGCGTCGAAATTCACACGGTACTGTTGCCAATTGCACGCGGTAACGCTGTCTTCTATGGCCGTGCGGTGCTCAAGTGGCTGTTCACTAACACGAAAGCGCAGCGCGTCATCACGCAAGTACCTTCCAATAACCGCTTGGCACTGCGCATGGCTAGACAGTGCGGCATGACCGAATTCGGCATGAACCCGAAAAGCTACCTTAAAAACGGCGAGTTACTCGACGTGATCCTGCTCGGCATAAGCCGGCCAGGAAATTAACGGTTTACAAGCCACCGGCCGCGTGGTATACATCGCGCATTCTTGATGTACGAGATTGGAATTATTATGCCAATATTCTCAGCCGCAATATTACCCTCTTTGTTTGCTGGCCTGGCCGGAAGTGTACTGGGCGGGCTTCTCACGGGAGGGAAAGAAACCGCCCCCGCTCCGCCCCCAGTAGAGGCACCTAAAGCCGTCCCCACTGCGGATAGCACTGCGGTTGCCGCCGCCAAGAAGAAAGCCGCGCTGGAACAGCAAGCACGCGCCGGGCGGGCCAGTACCATCCTCACGGATGATTCTGACAAGCTAGGCGGATAATGCAAGTTCAAGAGTTCATCCTCAACAAGGGCGAACAGCTCTTCGGTAAACGTGGCTCGCTGCTATCGTTGTGGCAGACGATTGCCGACAACTTCTATCCCGAACGCGCGGATTTCACCACGGTACGCAATGTCGGCGAAGAGTTCGCCGATAATCTCACGACCAGCTACCCGATCCTTGCCCGTCGTGATCTAGGTAACGCATTCGGTGCCATGCTGCGCCCCAGCGCCAAGAGCTGGAAGAAACTGCGCACGAAGGACAACTGGGAACGTGTAGGCACCGAAGAGCGTGCCTGGCTGGAACGGGCAGACGCGCAGATGACACGGGCCATGTACCACGCCGATAGCCAGTTCACCCGCGCGACCAAAGAAGCCGACCACGATTTCGCGGCTTTCGGTCAAGCCGTCATCCATGTCAGCCTGAACAAACAAGGCAGCGGCTTGCTTTATCGTTGCTACCACTTGCGCGATGTGGCTTGGATCGAAGATGAAAACGGTAAAGTGACTACCGTGTTTCGCCGCTGGAAGCCGTCAGCTCTCGATCTGAAGCGCTTGTTCGGTAACAAGATCAGCCCCGAAGTCGCGCGGAAACTTGACAAAGACCCGTATTGTGAGTTTGAAGTGTGGCACTGCATCATGCCGGCCGATGTATACGCCGAGCACACAGGCGGCAAGGCTACTCGTCATCCGTTCGTGTCGATCTATTTCGACAAGGATCACAAGCACATCATGGAGGAAGTCGGCCTGAAGCAGATAGGCTACGTCATCCCCCGTTGGCAGACTGTATCTGGTTCTCAGTACGCCTACTCTCCGGCGACTGTAGCCGCCCTGCCGGACGCACGCCTGATCCAGGCCATTACCCGCGTGCTGCTGGAAGCTGGCGAAAAGGCCACGAACCCGCCAATGATCGCAGTACAAGAGGCGCTGCGATCTGATATCAGTATCTACGCAGGCGGCGTAACGTGGGTCGATGAGAGTTACGACGAACGGATGGGCGAAGTGCTACGTCCATTGACACAGGATACGCGCGGCATCCCGCTTGGTATGGAGATGGGCAAGGACATTCGAGCCATGATCGCCGAAGCGTTCTACCTGAACAAGATTAGCCTGCCGCAACCCGGTAATGAGATGACCGCGTACGAAGTCGGACAGCGCGTCCAAGAGTACATCCGTCAGGCCATGCCGCTGTTCGAGCCGATGGAGAACGAGTACAACGCCCCGCTTTGCGATCTCACCTTCGACCTCATGATGCAAGCTGGGGCTTTCGGTTCTGTGTTCGACATACCCGAAGGGCTGCAGGACATGGATGTCGATTTTGTCTTCGAATCGCCGCTACATGACGCGGTGGAACGCGAGAAGGGACAACGCTTCTTGGAAGCCGGCAGTATGCTGGCGCAGGCTGCGCAAATCGATACTTCGGCCGTGTTCATCGTCGATGTCAAGAAAGCGTTCCGCGACGTGCTGCAAGGAATCGGCGTACCGGCTGCTTGGACGCGATCCGAGACGGAAGTCAAGAAACGCGAAGATGAGCAGGCGCAAGCCCTTCAGACGCAGCAACTGCTCGCCAACATGCAGCAGGGTGCTGATGTGGTACAGAAACTCAGTAGCGCTACGGCGCCCGGCGCCGCACAGACTGCTGTACCGCAGGGCTTCGGCGCATGAGTGCAGAAAGCAAGAAGCCTAAAGGCCCGATGGGCGAACCGCCGCCGTGGCTTCCGCCACCGTGGGAAGTCAGCGACGCCGCGGCGTTGCAGGCGCTGGTGCGGGGTGATGCGACAGCCGAGCAACAGCAGCGCGCCATTAACTGGGTGATCTTCAAAGCGGCCGATGTAGATGGTTTCACCTATCGGCAGAACGATCGCGACCATGCTTTCGGCGATGGCCGTCGGTTTGTCGGACAGCAATGCAAGAAATTGATTTCACTCAACTTGTCTACCTTTACGAAAAAGGAAACTGAACATGGCTGACAACCGACCCGACGAAACGATCCTTGGCTCTGGCATGGCGAATAAAGCTGCGAAGCTTCTCCGCGACCGCGGCTATCAATTGGCCGTACAAGAAGCGAAAGCACAGGGCTTGAAACCGCCTACCCCTGAAGAGTACCTGAAGATGAAGAAATCCTAGTTTTTCAACCCGAAGGAGCAACACAAATGGCTGACCCACAAGGCGGAACCCCGGCTGATCCCGGCACGCCGAACCCGGCACCAATCGAACCAAATCCTACTGATCCGCCCAAGCCTGCCGGCGACGAACCACCTAAGCCTGCCGGCGATCCGCCCAAGCCTGCCGGTGACGAACCGCCCAAGCCTGCCGGTGACGAACCGCCCAAGCCTGCCGGCGATGAGCCCGCTGCAGATGACTGGGCTACTTTGCGTGCCAAATATGCCGGTGATGATGAGAAGCTGGCGAAGCGGCTATCTCGTTACTCCAGTATCGAATCCGCGCTGGACGCGCTTGTTGCCGCACAGAACAAGATTTCCAGCGGCGCGCTGAAGCTTGAAAAGCCAGGTGAGGGTGCAACCGACGAAGAACTGGCCGCTTGGCGTAAGCAGGTAGGCGTGCCAGATGATCCTTCCGGCTACGACCTGGCAGACCTGAAGCTTGACGACATCACCAAGGAAACGACCGAAGACTTCTTGAAGTTCGCACACGGCAAGGACATGCCGGCCGAATACGTGAAGACGGCAGTCGAGTGGAGCGTGGAGCGTGCCGAAGCTTTGATAGAGGCTCGCCGGGAAGAAGACCTGCGGATCAAAGAAGAAGGCGAAGAGTCGCTGCGTGAAGAGTGGGGCTCGGAATTCAAGCTTAACAAAAACCTGATTAAAGGACTGCTTGATACTGCGCCGGAAGGCGTAGGGGATGCGATCATGTTCGGCCGGCTGGCGGACGGCACGCCGATCACCAGCGATCCGAAAACGCTGCGCTGGTTGGCGTCCCTGGCGCGCGAGATCAATCCTACCGCCACTGTCGTACCTGGTTCAGGAACCAATCAAGCGCAGGCTCTCGAATCGGAACTGGCCACTCTGAAGACGCTGATGGCTGACAAGCAGAGTGAATACTGGAAAGGCCCGAAAGCCGAGAAAAACCAGAAGCGTTACCGCGAGCTCATCGACGTGCAGTCAAAGCTTAACCGTTAGGCAACTCGCAACTGCCTGACAAGCCGCCCAACAGGGCGGCTTTTTTTCACCAAAGGGCTTGACAAGCAGGACGCATTCTAGTAAAAGCTGTTTTCAACACGAGATTATTTCTCGCGGCAAGGCTACAGAAGGCCCCGGAGACGAGGGCGCCTGATCCCGCAAGGGGCACCCAGGAGCACAGTCAGATGGACACCCCCGACGAAGCTGATAGAACTTTTGTCAACTTACTAAGGAGTACATCATGGCTGATCATGCCTATCAAATTCAGTACCGCGATGAATTCATCGCGGGCTTCGAACAGCGCCAGTCGCTGGTTCGCAACACCGTTACGACCGAAACCGAAATCAAAGGCAACCAAGCTGTCTTCCTGGTCGCTGACTCCGGCGATGCCGAAGCAGTTACCCGCGGCTTGAACGGCCTCATCCCGGCACGCTCCGACAATCTGGCGCAGAACACCGCGACCCTGGTCGAGTGGCATGACCTGGTGCGTCGCACCAAGTTCAACATTTTCGCTTCGCAAGGCGACGGCCGCCGCATCATGCAGGAAACCACGATGGGTGTCATCAATCGTAAGATTGACCAAGACATCATCACCGTGCTGGAAACCGCCACTCAAGATAGTGGCGCCGCTACTACCGCCAGCCTGGGTCTGGTGATGTACGGTCTGACCGTGCTCGGCAACAACAGCGTCCAACTCGACGGCAACATTTCTGGTCTCATCACCCCGGCGTTCTACGCCTACCTGATGCAAACCAAGGAATTCAACAACGTCGAGTACACCAACAACAAGCAGTTCGATAACATGATGAACAGCTTCCGTTGGGCCGGCGTCAACTGGATCGTGCATTCGAACCTGCCGGGCAAAGGCACCAATGCCGAGAAGTGCTTCCTGTATCACAAGAACGCTGTCGGCCACGCCATCAACACCGGTGGCATCGACACCGCCGTGGACTACAACAGCGAGCACGATTACAGCTTCGCACGCTGCTCCGCCTATCTGGGCTCGGCACTGTTGCAGAATGCTGGCGTGTTCACCTTCAACCACGACGGCTCGGCCTTCGCCGCCCAGTAACGAGTAATCTCGGCCTTCGGGCCGAGACCTTAACCTTTTCATAGGAGAACTAAACATGGCCTACTCTACTTCTTCCCCTCCTGTTTGCATCCTGCAGGCGATCGCGGGTCCGCGCATTTGGTATCATGAATCCGCCGACGCGACGGCCGCTGCCGATGCTTCCGGCTTCATCACCAATGGCGGCGCCTTGGGCATGAAGGTCAATGACATCGTGTATCACAAAGACTCGACTACCGATGCCACTGCCCTGACCATGCACAAAGTCGTGACCGTCAGCTCCACCTATCCAGGTGCAGTTGACTTGAGCGATGGCACCGTGGTCGGCAGCGCAACCAACTCCGACTAATCGGACACACGTTAGCGCCTGTGGTAAACTTTGCGGGCACCAATTTCGGTGCCCGCAATTTCTGAAAGGAGCAACACGTGAGCATCGCTATCAAGTCAGGCGAATTCAAGCAAGCGGAATTCGTACGCAATATCTTCTCGGCCACGCCGGAAGCCAACACCAAATTCGAAGATGTACTCAAGCCGGCTTTCTGGGCGCACATCGCGGCCAAACTCCACCCCTACGACCGCATCGAAGTCACCGACAAAGAAGGCGAATGGTTCGCCGAACTGCTGGTCGTCGCCTGTACGCGCAATGAAGCCAGGGTGGCAATCCTGCGCTTCGTGGAGATCAATCCTGTCTCGCTGAACACAGTGTCCGAAACCAAAGTTTCGGACATACTTGGCGAAGACTCGACGAAGCCGGTCTTCAAAGTCGCTTTCAAGGGTGACAAGAAGAAGCATTGTGTCATCCGCAAGATCGACAACGAAATCATCAAAGAAGGCTTCGTTACGGCCGCTGACGCTGACGCGTGGTTGGTCGAGTACGAAGCAAAGACGCTGGTGTAACACATGACCACGCAGCTCTCTCTTTACAACGGGGCGCTGCGCGAGCTGGGCGAGCGCAAGCTCGCCTCGCTCAGCGAGAACACAGAAGCACGCCGGTCACTTGACGACGTATATACCGGCGCGCTGAAATATTGCTTGGAGCAAGGCTACTGGAAATTCGCCTTGCGCTCGTCCAAGCTTGACTATGAACCTTCTTTCACGCCGCCTTCAGGCTTCACGCTCAACCGGCAATTCGAAATACCGGCCGATCATGTGCGCCTGGCGAAGATGTGTACGGACGGTTCGTTCAACAGTCCATTATTGGACTACGTCGAGGAAGCCGGCTTTTGGTTTGCCAACGTGGATGAAATCTACGTGAGCTACGTCTCCAACGACAGCACGTACGGCAGTGATATGTCGCTGTGGCCAGAAAGCTACATTCTTTTCGTCGAACGCTATCTGGCTTCCAAGGTCGCTAAACGCTTGGGTATCAGCGACAAGGATCGCGATGAGCTTAACAAGGAATTGAAAAAGGCGAAGACGGACGCCCGCTCGAAAGATGCGTTGCAAGGCCCTACCCAATTCTTGCCACAGGGGTCTTGGGTTTCGTCCCGAGCCGGTGGCCGTGGCGGATTCCGAGATCGCGGCAGCCGGGGGCAGCTAATTGGGTAAGCAGCACATAGAGAAGGTGGCCTTTAACCGGGGGATAATCAGTCCTCTGGCTCTCGGCCGCGTGGATGTCAAGCGCGTTGCTTTGGCCGCAGAGACGATGGTCAACTGGATGCCGCGTACGCTGGGGCCGATGTCGCTGCGTCCTGGCTTGGAATACATCGGCGCGACCGAGAGCAATGCAGTCGCCTATCAAGTTCCTTTCATTTTCAGTAGCACGGACACTGCTGTTCTCGAACTGACAGACCTCAAGCTGCGCGTGTGGGTCGATGACGCACTGGTAACACGCGCCGCCGTGTCTACCGCCGTCACCAATGGCACATTCGACACAGACCTAGCTAGCTGGACTGATGCTGATGAAGGCACCGCTACCTCGGTATGGCGTATTGGCGGTTACCTGGATTTACTGGGCGATGGCACGAACGCTGCAATCCGCAAGCAGACGCTGACGGTAGCCGGTGGAGATCAGAACGTAGAGCATGCCCTGCGCATTGTAGTGACCCAAGGCGCCGCTTTGTTGCGTGTTGGTAGCACGGACGGTGCGGACGATTATATTTCTGAAACCACGCTGCTTCCTGGCACGCACTCGCTGGCTTTTACACCTACAGGTGCGAGTGTGTTCGTACAATTATTCAACCGCGACAACTACAGTACACTGGTAACATCCTGCGTGATAGAAGGCGCGGGCGTGATGTCTATCCCGACCAATTTCGACGCGGCCGATATCGCGCAACTACGCTATGACCAATCTGGCGATATCGTGTATTTGGCCGAATACGAGCACAAGAACGCTCGCGTAGAAAGACGTGCGACGCACTCCTGGTCCGTGGTTGATTTCGTCGTGGAAGACGGCCCTTTCCGCAACGACAATCTGACACCGGTCACGTTGACGCCTAGTGCCCTAATCGGAGAGATCACACTCACCGCATCGAAATCGCTTTTCAAATCGACCAACGTGGGCTCTCTCTACAAACTCACCTCTACCGGGCAGACGGTCACCAAGTCGCTAGGTACGGCCGATGTGTACTCAGACCCGATCCTGGTAACGGGGCTGTCGGCTACCCGCGGTTTTACGATCAATATCTCCGGCACCTGGGTCGCTACGATCACGCTACAACGTTCTGTGGGTGATGTCGGAGACTGGGTCGATGTCACTACATACACTACGAATCAGGCATCTACCGTATACAACGATAGCCTTGATAATCAGACTATCTACTACCGCATCGGTATCAGTGTCGGCGACTATACATCCGGCACGGCTACGGCAGAATTGGCCTATGCTTTCGGCTCCATCACTGGTGTTGTCAAAGTCACCGGATACACCAGCAGCACCAGCGTCTCGGCGGTCGTGCTGAGGGACTTGGGCGCGCTCACGGCCACCAGTAATTGGGCAGAAGGCGCGTGGTCCGAACGCCGCGGGTGGCCATCCGCTGTCGCGCTGCACGAGGGCCGCTTGTGGTGGGCTGGCAAAGACAAAGTGTGGGCTTCAGTATCGGATGCCTTCAATAGCTACGATCCTGATTACGAAGGAGACGCGGGTCCGATCAACCGAAGCATAGGCTCTGGCCCCGTGGATAGCATCGCGTGGCTGCAGTCGCTACAGCGGTTGGTAGTAGGCGCGCAAGCGGCAGAGAAAGTGGTTAAGTCTTCTGCGCTGGATGAGCCCGTGACACCTACCAATTTCAACATGAAGGACGCTTCGACGTACGGCTCATCATTAGTGGATAGCATAAAGCTGGATAACAGCACATTGTTCGTGGACCGATCAATCGCACGTCTGATGGAACTGGCCATCGACACCGGTTTGGGCAACACAACCGTTACCGATTTGATGTCGATCGTACCTGAAATGGGCGAGCCGTCCATCGTGCGTGTGGCTGTACAGCGCCGGCCGGATACTCGTATCCATTGCGTGCGCAGTGACGGCACAGTGGCGGTTCTTGTATACGACAAAGTCGAAGACGTAAAATGCTGGGTCGAGATCGAGACAGACGGTGATATCGAAGATGTAGTCGTTATGCCAGGTGCAGCCGGGACACGTGAAGACGCAGTATATTACGTGGTAGCGCGCTCGATCAATGGCAGCACTGTACGCTACCGAGAGAAGCTGGCCCTACTGAGTGAGTGCGAAGGCGGAACTCTAAATAAGCAAGCAGACGCCTTCTACCACTGGACCGGTGCTTCGTCAACCACTATTACCGGCTTGACGCATCTTATCGGCGAGACGGTTTGCTGCTGGGCGAATGGTAAAGACCTGGGCACGTATACCGTCAGCGGCGCGGGAGAGATCACGATCTCAGAAGCGGCGACAGCGGCC